TACAGTTACCGTAAAAGTAATTGTAGATGTAGATGTTTGAGCAATAAGTGTTGTTGCAGAGACACCAGTGACTGAAAATAAAGATGTACCAGTTTCTGTGGTATTACCTACGGATCCAGTTAAGGCTGATTGTGTTGCAAATACTTTTGATTGTGGCGTAGTTGCTTCATCACCCAAACCACTAACACCTTGAACACCAGTGACGCTGAAAATACTTGTTCCACTAACAGTTGGGTTGTTTGATTGACCAGTTGCTTCTAAACCAGTCATTGGAAGTATTTGCCCATGATCTGCAAATACACCACCACCCCAAACACCATCGTCCCAAGCAGAGCTACCCCAACCAGATAAAAATCCGATTGTGGCTTCTAAACCAGTGACTGATGCAGTTATAGGAATTGAGCCAATAGCACTACCAAGAAAGGCGGTTCCAGAGACTCCAGTTGGAGTTGTTACATGAACACTACTTGCTGCTACTGTCCCTATAGAACCAGTTGCTTCTAAACCAGTTTCTATTACAAGAGAACCAGCAGTAGTTCCCTCATCACCAACGGCTGTCGTACCAGCTACGCCAGTAACAGCAAAGGAGGTATTACCAATACCACCCCAACCGACAGCACCCCAGGTGCCTTGTCCCCAGCCGTTAGCCATAAGGATTTACCTTATGCTATACGGATAATAGCGTTTGAAGCGTCAGCAGTTGGAAACTGGATGGTAAATGTACCAGATGTTGAAGTTTTATTAGATGTAAAATCTAAAACACAAACAGCTTTATTACTATTAGTGTCATTATATATTAACGCACCCATAGCTGTTATTGTAGCTGTTGTAAAACTTAAATCTTGGAAATCTGTAAAAGCAGTCGTACCAGAACTAGTTGGAGCAACTTTTGTTAAAGTGCCACCACCAGTTGCATAAGTTCCACTTGAAGCAACTTCTCCAGTTGTAGTAAACGCAGTTGTTGTTGCACCTAATGTTGCAGTTGTTGATGATTTACCACCACTACCTTCTGCATAAAGTGCTAATTTGAAAGCGTTTCCGTTTGTTGCAAAATTGTGTGTACCTGTCAATAACTCTGTTTTGAAGGAAGTACACATTGCTTGTGCTATAGCCATATTAGAGTCTCCTTATATATTCAGCCGTTTCCTTTTGACCACTCGATCGTAAGGCTTGAATGATAGTACCACGCTCTTCTCTTCTTGCCAAGAGGAGATAATGATATAGAACATTCTTGAGATGTTCTCTAAATTGGTTGGCTTGTTGCCTTATGTGTGGTGGTGCTTGATCTGATATGCTAACTATTTTATCAACAGCTAAATCTGCTATTTGTTCGTTTGTTAAACCACCCTTGTCTGAGGTCATTACATTTACTGTTCCAGCTTGTGATACTCCTACGTTAAACATTTATTTCTCCTCGTAAGTAACACCAGGTATGTCTTCTCTACCTACAATATTAGGTGTAGAGTCTAAAGGCTCTGGTGGTTGTAGTTTTGATTTTCTTGTAATCAACATACTACCTTGTGTTGTGGTGGATACAATCGGATCTTCTAATCTATGATATCCATAGAGTTTCTGATCCTCTTTTACATTTGTATCAAGCAATGATGAATTGTGTGCAATGTTAACTTTTATACCTTTTGATATAGCAATCGCTAACCAAAACTCACAACATCCTCTGCCTGCTTCAGCAAAAGCTACGTTACTATATGTAAAATCTATGCCATACAAATGTATTTCTTTCACTTCTTGAGCTATTGCATAAGCAATACTATAAGCAACTGTATTGTTAAGATAAGCATATTTAGTTTTTTGTAGGACTTCTTGTAAAGGATATTCAACAACATCTGGACATCTTTTATCTAAAACACAAGAAAAAATAGGAACATCTAACTTTGTTCGTAATCTATCTGTCATAATATTTGTTTGTTTACCAGCGTTAGGACTATCGAGAAATCTTGATGGTGGATCCATCATAAAACATTTATCGTGATAAATAACGCCAGATATAGAATTGATCGCCCAGACTTCATCAAACTTCTCGCTTCTGATTCTGGACATTAGATACTCGCTACAACTATTGCCAAGACCGACAATGGCTATGCTACCTATTTTCTTCCCCATAATGCTTCCCTTATTGTTTTGGAACTTTTACCAAACCCTCTCTATAAGCATCGGTGTTTTCTGATCCCTCTCCATAAACCTTAAGTCTAGATATAGCTTCACCATATCTAGAAGTATAAAGTTGTAATAGATCGGATTCCCCTTTCATGAAACTATATGCCTCGATCAAACAAGCGTACAACAAAGCATCTGGTGCATTTGTACTTATCCATGTTGTGCTATTAGCGTCTTGTGTTATTGAATTAGGTCTATAGTAATAATGTAACTCAGCGACATAATCTGCATCTGGTGTTGGAGCTACTATGTAATTATCAACATCAAAAGAAGCATAATATATCGGAGATCCAGTTGTTGCTGGGTTCGGAGTGTATTCTTGAATAAAGTTTACATCTTTTTGTAAAAGAAAAACATTTGCACTATCTTTTACATAAGATAAAGAAAAGGTAGCTAAATAATCAGTTGGTTTTTGTAAGAACTTATTACCAGTTGTTAAACCACCAGTAACATTTTTTCTAAAAACATCTAAGTCTACAGACTTTAATATTCTTTCTTCTGCGTTTTTAATAATAAAATCTAACTCATTTACAAAAGTTGTCTCATCGTTTTCTGTCCAATCTTGTATAGATTGTTTTAATGTTGTTGACGTAAAACTCATGATGTGCTCACTGTTACTGTTCCTAGACTAGTTGTAGCCGTAAATGGTGTCATCTTTTGTCCTATTATACCATCTCCAGAATTTGTGTATACTATAAATGCTACTAAGTCTGTATCTTGATTTGGTCTTGGCTCATACAAAGCTGTAGGATCTGGGCCTGGATAATTAGGTTCTAATTGAGGATGTTTAGCTTCATACTCATCTGGACCTACTTTAAGTCCATTCCATTCTTTTCGCATTTCACGCAAACGATATCGAAATCCAGATCTATCTGAATATCCCCATGCGTATCTGCCACTTGCGTATCGAGCCATTAGTAGGTTCCTTTAAATGTGCCGCCTCTATTTTTCATAACACCACCCATGTTCTTTTTAACTTTTGAGCTTTTTAACATCATGTCTCTTATACCTTTAAGATACTCATCTTTCTTTCTACGTTCTTTCGCCAGTTTATTTAACTTTTTTTTAAAATCTGGATCTTTACTCGTTATCACTGCTAGAGGAGTTGTACCAAACATTAGTACCTCAAATATGAAATATTAGGTGTTAACTTAAGAGGTGTGCTACTTGCGTCTTCTGCTGCGGCTCTTTGAAACTCTTCTTCGTATATACTTTTTAATATCTGTATTCTTTCGGGTGCTCGTTTTATAGCTATGTAATAAGCAAGTCCCGCTGCCATGCAAGGTAAGAATCTAAAAGGTGCGTCAGTTGTATTAACTAAAGCATCTGCGTCTTCTATTCGTCTTACATAGTAAAATACTAAAGTATAAGAGGTATCTGGAGTTGACCATAATGTGATCGTAGGAGTTACTTGTCTATCAAAAAAATACTGACTTGGTTGTCCAGAATTATCTTTGTTAGGTATTTTTAGATACTCACTACGGCTCATTTGAGTTAAAGTAAAATCTGTACCACTACTGTTTCGTAGAACAACTTCTAATAAATCCACAACTGTTGCATCTAAAAGAGTATAAGAAGCAGTTCCAGAAGTTATAGATAGAGTTTCTTGTTTAACTGTCCAGAGATTTAATCCTCTGTTCGCCCAATCAGCAAACATAAGGTTCAAAGAACGTCTAGCTGTTCTAGCATCGTAACCAGTTCTCATCTCCAAGCCACATCTTTCGTATGCCTCTTCAATAAGTTCTGCTACATCTAAATTAAAATCTCTTGAGCTTGAAGTTGCCATTTATTTTTTCCTTCTTCTCACTGCCTTGACTCTTCTAGGCTTACCCGCTGGTTGTCCTAAACTTTTCTTTTGAGATATTCTACTACGTTTTTCAGCAGCTGTCATCTCTGAAGCTGTCTTTGGTGTTTTACTAGAAATTCTTTTTGTTGGTCTGCAATAAGGAGTGCCTCTTTTTTCTCCTTTTTGTCTTCCACACTTCTTACCAGTTCTCTGATCTTTCCAATCTTCTTTGAACCATCTTTTAAGTGCTAAACCAGCTTTTGTTTTTCTAACTGCCATTATGCGTACTTTGTCTGTTTTCTTCTACCCGCCATTATAGCACCACATCCTCGTGCTATGTTCTTGTTACTAGACTTTCTTTTGGTCATTCTTACAACCTTACCCTCTTTGGCTGTCATTGTTTGTTTTTTTACTTTTTCTATAGCTGTGTTCAAACCGCCCATAGCTTTCTTTTTACTTTTTCCATAGTTAGCAGCGCCAACTTTTCTACATTTAGCTATGTGCCCTGAGGCATACGCGGAAGGAAATACCTTAAATTTACGTTTTACTTTGTGATAACATGCGTCTTTTGGCATTATACTTTCCTTTCTTTATGGCATATACATGACCATTTTTTATGCTTACAGTAGACACAGTATTTAACTGGACTACCTCTTACTACTTCTCCTCTTCTTAGAGGCACAATGTGCTCTTTCAGAAAACCCTCTAGGTCGTGAGCAATCGATTTTTCTCTTCCTCTTGGCACTCCACTTCTTACCACCAGGTTTGGAAATTTGTTTTGACATTGAACCCCGCGAGATCGCCATCATCTTTCCTTTTTACAAATTCTGTCCACAAAACTTTTATCATCTCGTTGTTTTCTTTTACTTTAACTTCCGTAATTGCAGTTCTTTTGTCAACCTCTACAAGTGTAGAAGCAGTCCATACAAAAAAAGTAGCAGTCAAAGTGCCTATAAGTCCACCAATTATATTCTTCAAAGTTAGCACTTCCATCTTCTTCTTGCCTGCCTTAAACGACTGTTAGGGTTTTTAGCTGCTTTTGGAAACTTTTTCATCTGACCTGCACTTCTAGCACAGAATGACTTACGTCTCTTAGCTGCTTTACTCCCAGGTTTAACTTTACCAGTTACAGCAGTTTTTAACTTACTGCCTGGATTTTCTCTTCTATAACGAGCAACACCCGCCTTTGTCATTCCCGCTCCAGACTTAGTGGAGCGGAAATATTTTTTAGTTTTAGGCGGTTGTTTATCTGCCTTTCTAGTCATAGTTCTTTCTCATCTGAAGAGTTACAGTATATGTATCTCCAGAACTATGACCCACAGTTGTGAAAACTATGTCACCAGTCTTACCACTACCAGCATTATTAGTTACACCACCAAAGCCACTATAATCGTGATAACCACTTTGATTCTCACCTAATTCGATTATAAAAGCATCAGTTGAAGCATCAAAAAACAGTCTGGTTTTCATACCTATGCACTGCCACCAGATTTTTTCAATCGATACACCAGTGCAAGTTTCTCCGTCTGGACCCTTGGCAAGAGCACTTACATCTACTTTTGCAACTGCTGATTCACCAGTCCCATCGGATATGTTGGTAAATTTCTGTACGACAGTTTTCACACCATCTATTATGGTTTGTGATGTTACTGCATCAGCCATCAGTTCCTCCTATTAATATACAGAGTATTCTAATTCAACTGTGAATCTTCCAGCAGTTACATCAGCGTTCACTGTAGTTGTTGCTCTTGCATATAAATTAACATTTGCAACAGCAGCAGTTATATTAGGCACAAAGATATGATAATTACCAGCAGTGTCATTGAAATTAATATCAATCTCTGTGATTGACTGTGTAGCACTTAACTGCTCGTTGAATGATGTCACATCAGCACCCACGATTTCTGTACCAGAAACAGCTGCATTTGTAGCAGTTCCACTTGTAGAACTTAATGCCAAATTTCCAGCTAGTGTCTGTCCAGCAGCAGTTGTAATACCGATCAAAGCTCTATGAATAAAGATTTTACTTGGTGTTACTAATCCATCTGGAGCATCTACGTTTAATGTTCCTAATTCTACAAGACAATCACCGTCTGCATACGCAGTATCAGCTGCATTTGTTGAAGCTAAAGTACCAACAAAAGATTGAATCTTTCTTGTACCCATTGAAACAAGTTGTCCAGTTGAGTTAACTGAAAACCCAGTTTCTGTTATAGCACCACTTGTGCCGTCTTTATTGATTACGTTAAATCCACCCTCGGAACGGACTGGACCCGAAAAAGTTGTATTAGCCATGTTAATCTCCTTGTCTTGGCAAATGTCGAAGTTAATTCTTCGTCAAGGTTGTTTTCATTATACATAAAAAAAGGGCGACTGCAAATAGTCGCCCTTATAAAACGTAATTTTTTTATTACGCTCCAGGTGAACCAAACAATGAACGAGGATCTGAAAAACCAAAGGAGTATCTCTCTCTAGCTTTATACCTCATGTTGCCTGTGTCGAAATCTGGATCCATG